CCGACCCGAACGCCACGACGATGGCCCAGCAGATTATCCAGATGCAGGCCATCACGCAGCTGATGCAGCAGAACCCCGGCATCTACAACCAGAAGGCCGTGCACCGGCAAATGGTCATGACGCTGGGTTCTGATCAGGCTGACCTGTTCATTCCTCCAGATACGGACATCGAGCCCCTCGACCCCGTCACCGAGAACATGAACCTGATGAACATGAAGCCCGTGAAGGCGGGCCCGGGCCAGAACCACGAGGCCCACATCGCTGTCCACATGGCCGCCGTTCAAGATCCCTCGATGCAGGCGATGATGGCGAACAACCCGTCGGCACCGTCCATCATGGCCGCCGCCGCGGCGCATGTGCAGGAACACCTCGCCTTCCAGTACCGCCAGCAGATCGAAGAAAAGCTCGGTGTGCCGTTGCCTCCTCCCGGCGAGCCGCTCCCCGAAGATGTCGAGTATGAACTGGCGCAGCTTACCGCCGACGCGGCTGACAAGCTTCTCAACGACAACAAGGCCAAGGCTGCGCAGAAGCAGGCCGAAGAGGCCATGCAAGACCCAATCGTCCAGCAGCAGATGCGCGAGAACGAGATCAAGGAGCGCGCCGTCGAGGTCAAGAAGGAGATCGCCGACGCTCAGCTGGCAGACAAGGCTGAAGAGCGCCGCATGAAGGCGGCCATCGCCATCTTCAAGGAGATGTCCGAGACCGAGCGCTCAACGCTGGTGACGCAGCTTCAGATGCAGACAAAGGCCGACGACCGTCAGCTGAAGCAGGCTGAGTTGGCTGCGTCCGTGCGCAACAACGACATGTCGACGGCGGTCAAGGTGCTGTCTCAGGCCACCAAGATGAAGGGCACGCAGTGAGGGCGCTCGACAAAGAGCTTAAGGAAAAAATTGAGGCTGTCTCGACAACGATCTTGTCGGGGCAGCCTCAAGATTACGCGGCCTATCGTGAGGCAGTAGGCCGCCTCGCTACCTTGCGCGAACTGACCATGTTCGTCGAGGAGCGCAAACGCCTCAGTGATGGAGACGATAGTGACGACTAAACTGGCGCATAATTTCCCGAAGCTGACCGCCGCAGCAAAAGGCTCCAAGGCTAACCTTCTGACGAAGATGGCCGACGACGACTACGCATCCGCGCAGATGGACATGATGCAGGCCCCCGACCCCGTCGGACACTTCATGCTGGTCGCGCTGCCGCAGCTCAATGACCGCACCGACACCGGCGTCTACATCCCCGAAACAGTTACCGACCGCGAACGCGCCGCGTCCGTGATCGGCACTGTCATTTCTATGGGGCCTGACTGCTACGTTGATGCTGCCCCCAAACTGCCCGACGACCTGCCCCCCGGCACGCCTGTCACCGTTCTCGCTGCACGGCCCCGGTTTCCGTCTGGCCCATGGTGCAAGCTCGGTGACACCGTGCTGTTCTCTCGCTACGCGGGCAAACGCTTCACTATCGAGGGCATCGAGTTTCGGATGCTGTCCGACGACGAGATCACCGCCACTATCCCAAGCGGTGCCAAGGTAGGAGGCCTCTGATGGCACGCGAAAGTTTCCGCGCCTCCAACGGCGACGCCTCGAAGGCGGTCTATGTCGGCAACGATGACCTGCCCGATGAAGTCGAGGTAGACCTTGATAACGCCGACCCCAATGCGTTTGAGGTCATTGAAGAGGACGACACGCCTGAAGAGGACCGTGGACGCCCAACTTCGTATGACCCTGACCCCTCCCTCGACGAGCAGCTTGACGATCTTCGTGGCAGGGGCAGCAAGAAGAAGATCGAGGCCCGCATCAAGCGGCTCAGTTTCGAACGCGAGACTGAGCGCCGTGCGAAAGAGGAAGCTCAGCGCCAGCTTACCGCTGCCGTCGAAGCCGCGCGCATGGCTCAGCAGGAGGCCGACGGCCTTCGTCGTACGGCCCAGATGAGCGGTACGGCCCTCGCCGAAAGCATGGTGGCTCGCAACGAAGCGGCCATGCGCGAGGCAAAGGCCAAGCTGAAGCAGGCTCACGAACTGGGCGACACCGACCAGATTGTCGATGCTCAGGAAATGCTGTCGCGCATCTCCGCCGAGAACCTTGCCATCCGGTCGCGTATGCCGAGGCAGGTTGAGGAGCGAGAGCCCGCGCCCGCTGCACCCCAGCCACAGCAGCAGCCAGCCGCTCCTCAGCTTGCACCCAACGTGGCGGCGTGGATTGGCCGCAATTCGTGGTTCGGTCAGCAGGGCAACGAAGCCAAGACTGGTGTTGCGTTGTCCATACACAAAGCCCTCGAAGCGAGGGGTGTCAGACCCGAAAGTCCCGAGTATACCCGGGAACTAGACCGCGGTTTGAAAGCCGTATACAGTGAACACCAACCATTCGAGGACAACATGTCCTACGACGGCAATGATGGCGGGCCCCGGCGTGAGGCTCGTCGTCCCAACGCAACTGCAGATGCTGGGCGTGAGAACGCCGTTACGCAGCCGCAGGACAAGCGCAAGGTCACGCTAACGAGGTCCGAGCTAGAGATCGCCAGAAAGCTCGGCGTTTCCCCGCAGGCGTATGCTGCATCCAAGATGCGGCAGAACGCCGGTGGCCGTGGTGCACTTTGATGGAGAACTCGATGACTGATCCGTGGGATGCCATTTTGGTTGAGCCTACTGCAAGGGCACCGAGAACTCTTGAGACGAGAGAGCAGTCCTCTCGCCGCAGGTCTTGGGTCGAACCTACGATGCTGCCGGATCCCACCCCCCAAGACGGCTACGTCTTCAAATGGGTCCGTACAGCAACGCGCAATGTCGAAGACAAGACCAACTACCAGAAACGCATCCGCGAAGGGTGGGAGCCGGTTGACGCCGCCGAACACCCCGAAATGATGCTGGAACTCAGCGTCGGGCAGACATCAGGCAAAGTGGAAGTGGGTGGCCTGATCCTATGCAAGATGCCAGAGGATATGGCAGAGCAGCGCAAGGACTATTATCACCGCCGGACAACGGCTGAGCTTGACAGTGCTGAGAACTCCTTCCTGCGCGACAGTGATGAGCGCATGAAGAAGTTTGCGGAAAAGCAGCGCAAGATGGTTTTCGGTCGGTGATCGGCAAGAGCACCAACTAGGAGATTTGGCAAATGGCCGCTTCTGCTTATCCCTTCGGCATGGTTCCGGTTGAGAACCTTTCCGCTGGGTACAATACTCAGGGCTTTGAAACCCTGAACATCGCCGATGGCTACACTACGGCCATCTACTTCGGTGACGTCGTCAAGAAGGTCACCGGCGGCACCATCGAGAAGGATGTTGGCACTACCTCGCTTACGCCGATTGGCGTGTTCGTGGGTTGCCGGTACATCAACTCGATTGGCTACGCTGTCGACAGCCAGTACTGGCCCGGCGTCACCACGGGTTACACCGTGTACGCCAAGGTCGTGACGGATCCAGACGCCGTATTCGCCATTCAGGCTGACGGCGCGCTGACTGACGGCGGCTCGAACACCGGTTCGGAAGTGAACGGCCTCAACGCCGCCATCGTCCAGACCGCTGGCTCGGCTGTTTTCGGCAAGTCAAAGAACGCCCTCGATGGTTCGTCCTGCTCGACGACCAACACGCTGCCTCTGCGCATCGTGGGCCTTGTCGAGGAACCCAACAATGAGTGGTCCGACACGTACGCCAACGTCCTCGTCAAGTGGAACGTCGGTCACCAGTACGTTTCGACTACTGGCGTCTAAGAGGAGCTAATCTGAAATGGCCGCTATCTCCCGTGCCCAGCTCCTCAAGGAGCTTCTCCCCGGTCTGAATGCCCTGTTCGGTCTCGAGTACAATCGATACGAGCAGGAGCACAAGGAAATCTACACCGAGCACTCGTCGGAGCGTTCGTTCGAGGAAGATCAGAAGATCACCTCGTTTGGCAACGCGCCGGTGAAGCAGGAAGGTGCCGCTACCCTGTTCGATACCGCGCAGGAAGGCTACACCACCCGCTACGTCATGGAGACGATCTCCATGGGCTTCGCGCTTACGCAGGAAGCCTTTGAAGACAACCTCTACGACAGCCTGTCGGCTCGCTATACCAAGGAGCTTGCCCGCTCCATGGCGAACACTAAGCAGATCAAGGCCGCAGCCGTTCTCAACAACGGCTTCACGACCTTCCTGACTGGTGACGGTGTGTCTCTGTACAACACTTCCCACCCGCAGGTGGCTGGTCCGGTTATCTCGAACCGCCCGACCACCCCCGTCGACCTGAACGAGACGTCGCTTGAGGCGGCCATCATTCAGATCGGTAAGTGGACGGATGATCGCGGCAAGCTCATCAACGCCCGCGTGCGTAAGATGATCGTGCCCATCGATCTGCAGTACACCGCCATCCGCCTGCTGGAAACTCAGCTCCAGCCCGGTACGGCCAACAACGACGTGAACGCGATCCGCACTTCGGCCTCGGTGCCGGAAGGCTTCGCGGTCAACCACTACCTGACTGACCCGGATGCTTGGTTCCTGATGACCGACGTGTCGGACGGCTTCAAGTATTTCAACCGTGTGCCGATCTCGGAAGACTCGGATGGTGATTTTGATACCGGGAATATGCGCTATAAAATGCGCGAACGTTATGCCTTCGGCATTAGCGATTACCTTGCGTCG